GGAAGTCGCGCACCACGCGCACGAGCACGTCGGTGGCGAAGACGAAGGTGTTGGAGGCGCGATCCCACAGCTTGCGGGCGGACGTCGCGGAGTCCACGCGGATCACCACGTCGAGATGGCGCGAGGTCCCCACCGTGTCCACCGTGATCGCATCAGCGGGGACGAGGATGTGGCCGGACACGTCGCGCGTCAGGGTGACCTTGTTGTCGGTGTTCATCGCCCAGCCGGCCGCGAGCACGTCCGCCCGCACTTCTTCCAGCTTCGTCTCGGCGAGCGTGGTGTCGGCGGAGGGGGACGTGAGGGAGGCCACCGGGGCTTCGCCGATGCTGGCGAGCATCGCGTTGACCGCGTCGAGCTTGGTCAGCATTGGAGAGGCTCCGAAGGAAGAAAGGAAAGGGGCGAGCCCGTAGGCTCGCCCCCAAGGTGACGGAAGATCAGGTGACGGAGGCGAGCTCCACCGCGCACTCGGGGCGGAGGGTGCCATGGCCGACCAGCATGTTGGCGACCATGAAGTTCTCCAGCCGGCGCGTGTCGCGCTCCTGCTCCAGCGAGATGTCCTTCATCTTCACCGTCGCGGTCGCCATCGGCGTCCACAGCACGCCGAGCGTCTTCGAGTAGTCCGCACGATACTTCGAGTAGACGGTCGTGTCGGAGGTCTCGTTGGTGTTCGGCAGGTTGCGCGACGGCATGACGATCACGCCGTCGATCTCCAGCGCGTCGCCGCGCTGCGTGATGCCGCCGGCATCGGTGCCGGTGTTGAGGAAGCGGTTGAGGACGAGGTAGTTGCCGTTGCTGTCCTTGGCCCACTTGATGGCGTCGAAGATCGCCTTCTGGACCGTCAGGTAGCGCGGCTGGTCCTCCGGCACGTCCTTGTTGAAGAGGGCGAGGTTCGCGGCCCTGATCTGCGTGATCCAGGCCACGCCGTCGAAGACGCCCGCCGTCGCCTTGAGGGTGTCGGAGGCGATCACGGTGCCGCCCGGGAACGGGCCGACCGCTGCGGTGCGCGCCGCCAGGATCATCTGGCGGAAGTTGTTCTTGTCGTAGACGCGCGACAGGCCGCGGCCCAGCTCGGTGGAGAACTGGCTGCGGACCTCGAAGTGCGAGAGCATCTCGTCGAGGTCGTAGATCGACACGTGGGAGACGAGGATGTCGTCCACCGAAATGCTGATCTCGCCGGTGGCGATGGGATCGCCGAGCATCTCCTGGCCGGCCGCGTGGTAGCCAGCGGTGGCCTTCCACGTCTTCGGGAAGCGCGCGCTGCGGGCGCCGCCGGAGAGCTGCCGGGTCTGCACCTTGTCCAGCGTGATGGTCGCCAGGTCGAAGGCGGTGAGAACCTCGCCACCGAAGATGTCGAGCGCGAGGTTGCGGGTGTCGGAGCCGGACTGACCCTGGAGGAAGCGGGTCGGCGCGCCGGCGATGGTGCTGATGGGCATGTGGGGAAACTCGCAGTCTGGTAGTGGGCGGATAGCTGTTGACTTCGCCCGCCATCCCGTCGCGCTGCTGGGTTGTCGCCTCGTGAGGCGGCCCGGTCGGCTCATGGGGTGGGCGCGGGAGGCGCGAGGCTCGCCCCCTCCCGGCCAGGGAGAGGAACGGTGCGCGCTGCCGCTACGTCAGCGGATGGCTAGTCTGGTGACGATCAGGTTCCCGGCCGCGCGGTCAGTCGCGGCCTTGCGCCCTATCTTTCGACCTGGGCAGGAAGGGGATCAGCGGTCGAGGTCCCAGGTGGCGAACCGCATCCGGCTGGCGACCTGTTCACGGAACGCTGGGTCCTTGCGATACCGGGGATCGGACATCGCAGCAGTCATCTCGGCGCGGCTACGGAAGCCGACCGGCTTACCCGCCTCGTTGCCGCCCGCCTGGAGCTTCGGCTCCATGAGCGTCGGCAGGGCGGTCGCGGCGCGGGCCTTGAGGCTGTCGATGGCGACGCGCCAGTTGGGCGACGCCAGGAGGCTGTTGTAGGTCTCCCGCTCGGCCGGCGTCAGGTTCGTCGCGGCCCAGGCCAACAGGGCGTTCGCCGTGCCCTCGCCACCCGCGTAGGTGATGGCGGCGGCGCGCTCGTCGGCGGCGGTCTTCGCCAAGGACTGCGCCACCGTGTCGGCCACAGCGCGGGGCATCCCGCTGGCCTCCAGGGCGGCATACTCGGCATCAGTGAACGCCTCGCCCTTCGTGGCCTTGCCCGCCAGGACATTCCAGTCCAGCCCGGCGTTCTGCACCGTGGCGCGCGCGGCGCCCTCGGCGGCGGCGGGATCGGCGCCCGCCGGCTGGTCCGCGGGGACCGCCAGAGGCGCGCCAGGGGCGGGCGTGGAGGCGGCCGGGGACGCAGCGGGCGCCGGAGCACCCCCGGAGCCCAGGCGCTTCTCCAGCGCCGCGTAACTCGCCAGGAGGGCCGCGACGTCCACCACGCCGTCCTTCACGAACTTCGGCGGCACTCCGGCGAGGGCCGGGTCCGGCTCCGCCAGCGCAGCGGCAGCGGGATCAGCCGGCGCGGGGTCCGGCTCCTTGCTGGCGCGGAACTTGGCGGCCATCGCCTCGTCGTATTCCGGCGAGCCAGGACGGGGAGCGGCGGGCGTCTCAGGGGTCTGCGCGGTCATGCGGTTCCTGCTACTGTGCGGACTGCTGGGTGGCCTGGTCGGCCATCGCCTGGGCCGCGATGGGCGCCACGGCTTGGGCGGCCTGGGCCTGGGCGAGAGCCTGGCGCTCGCGCTCGACGTCGGCGCGCTTGCGCACGGCGTCGGCGAGGCCGAGCCCAGCGAAGCCCTTACGGAGAAGCGCCTCCCACTCCACGAATGCCTGGGCTTCGGGGGTGAGCGGCTGGATCATGTCGAGGGCGGTGGCGACGCGGTTGACGTCCTGCTCGCGGCCGAGCGCTTCGAGGCCCGTCAGCACGGTCGGCTCGACGGAGCCTTGAGGCCACGCGGGGAGCTGGGCGTTGGACTGCATCTGGAGGATCAGGCGCGAAACCCGCGGCCCCATCATCTCCTGCGCCAGCGTGGAGTAGACGCCACCCAGGGCGCCCTCCAGCTCCTCGACGACCTGGCGAAGCTCGAAGGCGGTCACGCGTTCCGCGTCACGACGCATCGCGGAGCCGAGCAGGAACGCGGCGGCCAGGTCGAGCTTGAGCGCCTGGACCTCGGCCGACGTGAACTGCATCCCCGTCTTGTTCGTGAACTGGAGCATCGTGACGTCTTCGGGATTGCCGACGACGAAGCTGCCGTTGCCCGCTTCCGCGAGGCGGCGCCGCAGGTTCATCCCGCCAGCCGCGTTGGGCCGGATCATGGTCACGTTGCGCGACGCCATGGCGGCGCCCTCAATCACGGCCTTGGTCAGACCGTTGAGCGCCCGGAAGTCGGCGATGTGCTCCTCGACCTTCCCGCGGCCGTAGTCCTCGCCGAGCACGGCCGCCCAGCGCAGCGCGCGGAACGGGAACGCGGCATGGACGAAGCGGCCCTGGCTGCCCCGGACGAGCTGGTCCTCCAGCTCCTGCTGGACGGACCACGTATCGCCTTCGCGCCGGAGCCAGGTGTAGAGGCCCACGGTCTGCATGACGTCGTCGCGGTTCGCCACGAGCGCGCGCAGCGGCTCCCGCAGCGCCGCGGGCGCCAGCATCTCCTCGATGACCAGCTCGACGAGGTTGCCCACGGGGTCGCGGACGACGACGTATTGGTCGAGGCGGAAGGCGCGGATCGTGTTGTCGGGGAGCGACTGCTCCAGCGCGTTGCCGCAGACGATCAGGTGCTGGAGCGCGACATGCGTTGGCTGCCGCCAGCCGCGCCGCTCGACCTCGCCGTGGGTGATCTTCTCGGCGAGCGCGAGCTGGGTCTCCAGCTCCGCCGGCACCTTCTCGGCCTGGGCCTCGGCGAGAACCTCGGCCGGGACCCCGAACTTGAACACGCTGGCGCCCGGGGGCAGCAGCGCGGTCAGCAGCCGGGACGAGAGGTTCAGAACGCAGCGCGCCCCATGGCCGCTGTAGGGCTGCGGCAGGGGGAGCGTTCCCGTGTGCCCCTTCGGGGGCATCAGGCTCGGGACGGTCAGCGCTGCCGCATCGCGGGCGTTCTGGAGGAAGGGCTCCCGGCGCGGCACCAGCGCCAGGTATCGGGACTTCGCGGAGGTCTCCATCGGGTCACCCTGGGATCGAGAGGCCGGTCCCGCCGCCCGCCGTGGGGGCCAGCGGGATCAGCAGGGCAGCCCGCCCGCGGCGAGCCTTGGTCTGCTCGGCGCGGCGACGCATCGCCTCGTCCGTCGCACCCGCCGACTCCGGGATGTCGGTCATCGGGATTTCCGCATCCGGCGCCATCTGCGACGCCTTCGTGAGCGCTTCGAGGCTGGCGGCGGTCAGCTTCGACTGTGCCTCGTTCAGCGAGGCGAACAGCCCATCCGCGCGCGTGCGCTCGTTGGCGATCTGGAGCGCGGCGTCCTGCTGTGCGCGGAACAGCGCATCGAACTCCGCGCTGCGCTGCGCGCTGGCGACGCGCTCGTTCGCCAGGGTCCCCTCCAGCTCGCGGATGCGGGCTTCGAGGGCGGGGTCGGCCTGAGGCGCGGGCGCCTGGATGACCTGGGTCTTCGACTTCTTGCCCACGAGGGCCTCCTAGACGCTTGCGACGTAGAGCCCCGGGCGGGGCTCCACGAACCCCAAGCGGGTGTAGAAGCGCCGGAGGCTGGCGGGTGCGTCGGCGGTCGGCTCGGACGCGAGGTAGCGGGCGCCGAGCAGCTCAGCGACGGCGAAGACACGGGCGATGACGGTGCGGTCCATCC